ATAGCACCAGTAATAAATTTGGCTTTAAGTAATTCAGCTTCTTTAATAGCTGCTTTTTGTGATGGGTAGTTACCATATCTATTGTTAAGACCAACTAGCCTTGCATCAATTACCCAATGCTTTCTAGCTTCCCAATATCTTACTTTAAGATCTTTCATTATGCTGCACTCCTGATTGTTTTAATTGCTTCCAAAGCTGTTTTAGTATTTTCACCGTATAATTTATGATCATAGTTTTCACCAATAACCCAGGTAAGTAATCCATTGTCGTTTGAAACTTTTGTAGCTTTTTGTAATACAAAACCAGCAGCTAACAATGATGCGCCACTTTCATAAGGTCTAGTGTAAGTAACAACACATTTATAACCTAAAGCAAAACAAGCATTAGCAGCTTTTCTCAAAAGAAAACTTGAAATGTTGTTACGCTCTTCAAGACCTGGAGCGACAACACACCGCCTAATTTCAATGTGATCTCTTCTTTTTGACCATGCATGACTTGAACAATTATCTACAGTTACAATACCTAAATAATCATCTGAAGGATTGTATCTATCAATAACACCAATAGTAAACTTATGTCTTTTTAAAGGCTTACTATGTCTGTGATATTTTAAAGTATAATCAGACGCTTCATCTAATTTTACTCTTTCTATCTCTAACATTCTTTTCATATTTTTTGACTCCTTATACAATATATATAACAGCTACTGTCACATTTACAAGAGAACAACAGAAAAAAATGTGTACAAAATGTGTACAAGCTAAATTTATGTAAGTTTTGGGAAAGGTGTTTTGGGGGATAAGCCATTGATATTACTAGGAATATAATGGCGAGAGTGACGAGACTCGAACTCGCGACCTCCAGCGTGACAGTTCGATAAATATCTATGCGTGAGGTGTAAAAAGGTAGGTATTCAGGGAAATACGGCTATAGAGTTCCCACCCATTCCCTCGAAAAAGTGTGTACAAAATGTGTACAATTAGGATTTATATTTACCCATAATAGATTTCTTTTTCTTACCATCTTTTTTCATAGGCTTTTTTTTCATTGTCATTTTCTTACCGTATGATGATTTACCGTACATTATTTTTTTCCTTTCATTTTTTTCATTAATGACATTGCTTTTGATTGAGCTGCTTTTGATAAATCTTTTGGATGAAATACTTGTTTGGATGCTGCACTATGTGAAGCGCCAGTATGTATCTGACCATCCATCTTATGTGTCTTACCCATATAAGGTTTACCATCTTTAAAAAAATGTTTTCCTACTGCCATTTCTAACTCCATTTAGTTTTGTCTGCCCAGTACGCAGCTGACATTTTACCTTTAGCTATATTCTTACCGTGTCTTGCCTTAAAACTTTTTCGTTTATTCTTCATCCTTTCGCTCTCACCTTTTTTAGGCGCACCAGCTGTATCAGCTCCTTGCTGACCAAACCTTATTGTTTTTATTTTGTCACCTGACTTGGCAACAACAACATGACTTTTTGTAGGATGATTCGGTGTACGCTTCGGTTTATTAAAACCACTAACCTTCATTCTTTTTAGAATGCTACTCATGTAGATCTAACGGAACCCATCTTTGATGCTTTGTTGGCAAACTTAGATCCACCGATTTTTGTCATAGTACCATATACATAACTATCAGCAGCTTTGCCCTTCAAACCTTTTGCTTTGGCTTTTGCCATAAGAGACTTTTCTAATTTTTCTTTCATCATACCAGGCATTTTATATACTCCTATATTGTCTTGTTTTTTTCATGATTGATTCAGGCTGTTTAGAGAACTGTTTACCAGCTTTCTTTGACTTTCTTTTAGCAGCTGTAGTTGCAGCGTATTCAGCTGGTGTAAGAGCTTTTATTGCTTTCTCAGGCAAATAACGCTCACCAGTAACACTAGATTTTTTACCTGATTTAGTGCGCCATTTCTGTTTACCCCAGCTCTTCAGGCTTTGTTGCGACTTGGCTAGGCTCATTTATAACCACCACCTCTTGCCTTATATGTTTTGGCTAGTAGTTGTGCTTTCCTGGCTGACCATTTACCAGCAGCTGTACCATGAGTAGCTCGACCTAAAATAGATTTATATAATCTTTTTCTCATACCTGGTTTTGTATAATTACCAGCTGCATTAACCGCCATAAATCAAACCTCTTCTTGTACCATTAGAGTTTATTGTTAGTGTTTCTTTTCTACCATCAGGAATATATGAACAATGTATCCAGCCACTATTACCACCTTTATAGAACTCCAGGATCAATTGATCATAAGGTAAATTGTTTTCTATCCAGGTCGCTAGTTTATGATTGTCCATACCAGCCACCTCAAAATCAGCGGCTTCACCTTTTGCGTGTTGGCTGGTAGATTTTGATCCAATAGCTAAACATAATTCAGGTGAACGAAAACCACTTGAAACAATAAATGATCCAAACTCATTTCGTATTGGCTGTAATATATTTTCACACAATGCTGTTAGATTAAAAATGTGATCAGCATTCGGTAAATTATCAATACCTTTTCTTTCAGCTGTTTGACTTTTTGTCATTTCACCAAGTGAAAAATTTTTAGACAACATCATTTTTTAAACTTGGCTATAGATTTTAAACCAAAAGAAGCTGCTATGGATGCAAGTATCCCATACTTTATGAAATCAGGAGCTTCATTGAGGAAGGCAAAACCATCTCTCATGATAGGTTGTAAAGGTTTTATGAAACTTGCACCAATAATTAAAATGAAAAAAATTGTCCAGGCTTCATCCTTATAAGATGAATCCATACTATCAATTGCTTTCTCATCCCAGGAGCCTTCTTGCTCAACTCTTTTTACTTGAGCTTGTACTTTAGCCACCTCAAGTTTTTGTTTCATCTTAGACTTTTCTTGTCTGCCTTCTAGCCATGTACCAGCTAGACCAGCTACAGCATTTAATATTGG